GTATTAAGAATACATGTTATACAGTCATCAATATTCTTTCCTTCTTTATGATAAGTATCATAGAATAAAGGATCATTGCTGGCTCTACCTTCGAGATATTGAAGGATTGTCTCCTTGAACTTTGTAGTTCCTTTTTCGTTCTTCTCCATTATTTATCCATCTTTTTAGATTCCATTACTATTAATTCGTGTATTCCTGTTTTAAGGATATTAGAGATATATACAGTCCACCATGGTAGATCTTTCCATGATTTACTATCATAATCCATATGGCATGTATGATGTGACAGGAACCAGAACTTCTCATCAAGAAGAAGATCATTATCCCTACCTATACCATGATGCAGGTCAATTTTACCTTTTATCTCTTTACCACAGAAGACACAGAAGATTCTACCCTGCGGATCCTTACGCATCTGGGCCTGTATGAAGTCCGTTCTTTTACGGAGATATAATCTCTCATCTTTGGCACGATCGTCTGTCCTGGCCTTAATCTGATAGGTCTTCTTGGGTTTAAGATTCTGTTTAGGTAGTAAAAAATATAATTTATAATGGTATATACACCAACCACGGGCATACCGTGGCTGGTAACATCCCTCAATATCACATTTTTTATGTATCATTATGTTCTATTTCAGCATCAATACGAAATTCATCAGGATCTATACCCATCTCTTCCACTTCTACCTGGGCAAAGCCGGCAGTGAAATCAGCAAGATCCATCTCATGTTTACCCTGGGGCCCTATAAGTTCATAACAGTCTTCAGGTACATCAACCTGGAAATCTTTCAATACTGTATGATTACTTGAGAACCCTTTGTTAAGCCACAGCATATTAACTGTAATAGGATCCCATCTTCTCTGCATTTCTTCGATAATAAAGATAGCAGTAAATTGATTAACGCCTGGAAAAGCATGGAATTTAAGTATGTCTTCCCATTTATCGTCTATAACTTCGATATATAGATCGCGGATACATTCACTCACTGATCCTGCATTCTGTATTATCTCAATTATTCTTTCTTTTGGAAGTTTCTTTTTTATCATATCAAATTTATAGTTTTTCAATGAATTCTTTTACCAGTTCATCAAGTAACTTAGCAAGATCAGCATCGGTAGTAAGTTGTTTAAGACTTAACTGATGTAGAAAATGATCATAAAGAGATGTGCTGAATCGATATCCGTTATTTCCTGTACGCATAAGCGCCTGGTCAGGAACAGTAACAGTAGGAAATTTCCTTGCTTTAAGAGTAGATGTAATATTTGTTATTACAATATTAACTCTTTCAGCAAGATCATAATTATTATACCGGTACCTTTGTATTTCCAGTTGTGCAATCATCTCATCAAGTTCTTTTGCAAGATCCAGATGTTGTATCAATCCTGCACCAAGGGCAGAATGTTTAAATTCCTCATCAAAGTTAAGATATGCCGGACTATTTCTTATTGCCTCGTTTTTCTGTTCTACAACATTCTGTATTCTCTGTTCTGCTTCTGTAGCCAGAACCTTAAGTTCAGTAGGTGTTAATTTTGCCATAATTATTTCATTAAGATTTTACGATATTTCTCAAGAGATTCATAAAAACCATCAGTATAAGTACCATGACCAATAATATAATCAGGTTGACCTTTACGGCCAGAATTACGGATCTGCCATATCTTGTCATGTAATTTAAGACCAAGAGCATATCCCTGTACCAGTTCCATGTTATGTAATCCTCCATGTTCAACTATCTCTTCGATATGTAATATACCATCAAAGATGAAACATACGGATCCACGACCCCAGGCAATACCCCATTCAGTCATCTCATCAATAGGTACTCCTTTGTCTTTATATATTCCACCAAAGACGGATCGTTCTTCTTCATATTTCTCCTGTTTTGTTTCAGGAAACATAGTTAATTGTTCAGCCATGATTAAAAAAATAAAGAGGGAACGCCAGGTGGATCCCCTCTTTACTATTTAACGTAAAAATCTCATGAACGCCCTGGACTAACGTGAACTCACGTTTATTCTTTCTCTGCCAGTTCAAACTTCTCGATAAGATAATCACCAAGAAGATAATTCCTTCCAATGATATTAGGAAGATCGGTATGTTCCGGTTTATACATCTCTGTACACATATTGTAGAACTCGTATATAGTTAATCCTTTGCCATAATTCAAGGTATTATCTTCTCCTATAAGAAACTTAAGATAAGCTTCTGATAGTTCTCCTATCTGATTCTGTTGAAGGATATATTCAGGACGAAGTCTTAAAGTATCTTTTGCTACTCGGTACAGATTAAGTTCACCAATGATATCACATATATTATGATAGTCAAGGATGATCTTCTTCATATTAGCAAGAATATTAAGATCTCTATTACGCAGTTCATCATAGTTAAGGAGCCAGTCAGATATCACCTGTAACAATGTTTCGATATTAAGTTTATTATCACCAAAGGTCTGATGTCTATTCTTAGCACCATATATGCACTGGTTACTACAGATCTTTACCAGAGGACCAAAAGCTACCTGTATACCCTGCTGATGATAAGCTACAGCAATAGACTGTGCAGTCTCATCTGTTTCTCCTTTCTTAATAATGAATGATGTTATCATCCTGCGAAGCAAATGAGCCTGGAGAGCTCCTTCACCAAATTTCTCTTCCAATACCGGTAATTTTGTTACTCCCGGGAATGCTGATGGTCCACCTGATGTAGCATAGATAGGACCCATCTCAAATTTCAGTTTTGCCTGTTCCAACATATCATTGATACGCTGAAAGAGTACATAATGAACTACTCCACTGATTGGATTACCACCAATATTTCTCTCATCAATAGTCTCCTGAAGCTCAGTAAGAGATAATGTTTGTACCGGAGTATTCTTAAAATCTAAAAGTCTTTTTGTCATAATTAAATAGTTTGAATTTTTACACGATCTGGACATTCTTTCCATGGACATGATTTACAAAGATGAAAGACTGGATTAGTCGGCCATCCTTCATGTTCACCTTTCTCAAGACTGGATACAGTCTTACGTATGCTCTCATGCAGTTCAGCTTCTTTAGTAGGATCCCAGGCAACGCGGATAAACTTATCTTCCAGCTTATCCTTTTTATAATTAAAGATCCATAATAGAAACTGAATGGCATTCTTATCAATAAGACTCTGTACTGTCTTTGTTATCAATCCATCGAGATGAGGATTAAGTTGCTTATTGATATTACGGACTACATAGTGATACATCTTGGCCTGTATAAGATCAAGAAACTGTGGAGAACCATAGCTGAACTCACCATATGTAGCATTGACATCAGCTGTAAGCTTAAGATCAATGATAGCTGCCCACATCTTAGGTATATTACTATCTTCTTCATCCGGTAGTATTATCGTTGTAGGAAAGATATCCAGTTCTGCCTTAAGTAAGACATCTGGATCCTGATCCCATACGGTAACTATTGGTACCTGGACATTATTATTAGTAACAATGATCTTATATTGTTTTATAAGAGCATGAAAACGAAGTATCTGATCATCTACCCGGATATGATCCAGGTATTTCTCTCCCTGAAGGAGAGGTTTCTTCTCTTTCTTTCGTACAGCATTCTCAGCAATTATCTTCTTAGTAAGCGCTTTCCTTGGCAGGTCATTAACATCATAACCAGAACTTCTACCAAGACATTTGGTTTCAAAATACTTACCATAAAGCATAGGATCAGAAGGAGCCTCTGTCACCGTTTTGATAATCTTTGTGAGATATATCCTACGATAACAGTACTCCCTCTCATTCCCATTATGCAAGAATGCCCGAATAATAGACTGATTTATCGGAAATTCTGTAAAGTTCATTTCTTTGCATTTGAAATTTTCATCTGCAAATAAGCTACTTCCAGATCTATATACTTAAGTATATCTTCTGAACTCTGGATCTTAAGCTGTTCATAAGAAGGATCCATAAGATAGGTAACTACCTCTTTGAGTCGGCTCTGATAGTTGATAGATATCTGCCTGTCACCTTTGCTCTTCTCATAGATATGATTGAAGAACTTATTGGCCAGGGTATGTAGTGCCACCAGATCCTCTTTGACCTGACCTGCCTTGCCACTCTTTAATATTACCATGGCTGCACAGTCAAGACATACACTGGCTGTAATACTGGCTTCCACTTCTGGAGACATGCCATGTGATCCACCACCGCTGCTATAACCACCACCACGACCACCGGAAGATGCTGGCTTTACAATATCGATCTTAACATAATCTCTGCCGTTGGATGTTGTCTTATCTTCAGCAGAATAATTGGCTTCCTTGCCAATAGTAAACTTGGTCTGATCCTCTTTTGTTGTTGAGAACTCACCAACTGTTCCGTCTTCAAATTCAATGTCAAACACGTATACTTTTCCATGTTGACCATCATAACTACGATTGTCCGCGATTCTCTCGGGCTTACTCGTTGCTTCACGTTTTGCCATAATGCTTTTAGGCTTTTTAATTAATACTAAAACAATGTTGAGGCTTCTTCCTGTTCACCGGCCTCTGGCGCTTTATCTTCTTCTTCAGGAGCAATAGTAACATCATTGATATCTGTTTCTATATGATCCTGTTTCAGTTTAATAGATTTTTCTTTCTTGGATTTCTTCTTATCCAGCTTCTCAAAGTTCTGTTCCAGATCAGCTTTTACCAGGTCTTCATAACCTATGACTACCATGTCACTTGCATCTCTCTTTACTTCATCAACAAACATAACCTTGTTATTATCTTCAGCTATCTTGTTGAGTATTTCAAGTTTCTCTGCATCAAGGATACTGGCATCACCAATGATCTGAATAGGACCTGGATTGATCTTAGCAAGTATATTGGCAAGAATGATTACTGCATCTGATTCACATACCTGGCTCTCTTTGAACTGAAAACCATCGATAGTAAGAAAGCCATCTTCAAAAGATATATTATCTACTGGCAGATCACTCTCAGAAACAATCTTTGCCTTATTTATACGACACTCATCTATCTTCTTAGTATATGTTTCAGACTTTTTCTTATTCTCTTCTAATTTATCAGTCCAATTTTTTATAAGATCAGTTTTAGTAGTCAATGATGTGATTTTTGTTATTATCTCATCACCAGTAGTAATCTTCTTATCAAGATCTTCATCTGTAAGATTGGCATATTTAGAAATAGATTGTCCAGCTTCAATGATTGTTTTATTAAGAGTTGCAATAGCTTCTTCTTCCAGTTC